ATCGTGCCCGGGCATCGTGGTACCTGGTGGTGAAAGGGGAGTGGAACCGCATCGGCCACTTCCCCGACCTCAACACCAAGCAGGTGATCTCGGCCCTGCCGGCGATACGCCTGCGCCTGGAAGCCGGTGCCGGCTCGACCCTTTCGAAGTGGGTTACCACTGGCGAGCTGCTGGAGTGGTTCGCCGAACGCATGGCCCGTGATCGCAATCTGTCGAGCAAGCGCAAAAAGACCGGCGCCTCGGCAATCAAGTGCCACCTGATTCCGCGCTTGGGTGAGCTGCCGCTGACCAGCGTGGACAAGGCCGCCCTCGACAGCCTGTTGATGTGGCCGCTGCAAGAGACGCTGTCCATCGACTACGTGCGCCTGGTGTTCCAGTTGCTGGCCCTGGCCTTCCGCCAAGCCTTCAAGCTGGAACTGATCGCCTCCAACCCCATGGCCGGCATCAAGTTCAGCGACTTCTCCAAGGCCAAGGTCGGGATCAAGCCGTCCCGGCTGCGCGGCGTGCAACTGCCTGAGCTACTCGAGCAACTGGCCGAGGTGTTCGTCGCTGCCCCGCGAGACGCGATGCTGGCGCTGCTGATGCTTTGCCATGGCACGCGCATCGGCGAAAGCCGGCTGACCCAGTGGCCGCACATCAGCCTGGCCGAGCGCGAGTGGTTCATCCCCGGCGATCACACCAAGACCGGCGTCGAGCATCACCTGCCGCTGACCGAGCAGATGTGCGAGATCCTGAAGCACTACCGCGATGGGCAGTACGCCAATGGCTACGACGGGCAGTACGTGTTCCCGGCACGCAACGGCAAGCCGCTGAGCGAAGGCCAGGCCAGTGCCGTGTTCACCCGGTTGGGCAAGGGCGAGTGGACCAGCCACGACCTGCGCAAGGTGGCCCGCACCGGCTGGGCAGACATCGGCATCGATCATCTAATCGGTGAGCTGCTGATCAACCATGCCATGGGTCACAACGTGAAGGTGTACATCCAGTCGGACGTGATGAGCCGCAAGCGCGATGCCCTGGAGAAGTGGCACGCCCATCTAGACCAGAAGGGTTTTGCCCTGATCCACGGATTGACCGGCAATAGATTCGGAGATTCCGGAAATGCGCTGGAAGCCGCAGAACACAAGGCCTGCGAGGCCTTCCAAGAATCAACCATAGGCGAGGTTTAAAAATGGATAAAAGGACTCACGGACCCGCCTTTGTGCGTTGCCTGATCCCGCTCACTGACTGCCCGTCCTGTGCCGGGAAGGGGGTCATCCAAGGCGTGTTTCACCAGCTCGACTGCATCGGTTGCCACGCCTCCGGCCAAGTCCATGCGATCACTCTGGAGCCGTTACCGGTGGTAGACCTGGTGGTGCAGTTGGGCATGTTGCTGCGCCGGGAGCGTCATCTCGCGTCCTTGGCCACGACAGCGAACGACACCGTCGACCAGTACCAGCAGAACAACAATCGCGGCGCCGGCCGCTCGTCTTTCAAGGGGGATTGATTCATGGCGAGAACAAAAAGCTTCACCGAGCGCACTGCTGAAGATCTGCTGGAGCATTGGGGCCGCTGGGTGGTGTTGGGGTCGGGCGTGTCCTGCTGTGCGTCCCGCGAGAACACCCTGCACACGCCGATGATCACCGATGACGATGCGCTGATGATCGATGGCTTGATGGGCCGATTGCTGAAGCGCTACCCGGAATGCGGCAACGTGCTGATGAAGTACTACACCGCAAGGGATAAGGCGTTGGTGGACGTTGGCAAGAAGCTCGGCTTCGGTGAGGAGAAAACCCGGCAGCTTTGGAAGGCTGGCATCGCATGGATCGATGGTGCTTTGGATTTCCGTCGCGAGGCTGCTTGACAGGGCCGGGGACGAACTATAGATTTCAGTTACTTTGCGGTTTTTCCGCGAGCAAAGCCCGACCCTTGAGTTGGGCTTTTTGCTTTCTACAACTCTACGAGCCTCGGCATTTGCCGGGGCTTTTTCGTTTTCGGTTCCACCACACCCATTGCTCCGAGCTGGGAGTGCTGCTGGAGCCGGATCTATTCGCTCCCCGAAAGGGAGGACGCCGAGATGTCAAACATGCCCGACAAACCAGACACCTGGCTGCTCGTACTCGCATGGCTGAGCCAGCATTCGCCAACGATCTATGCCGGTGGACTGTCTTTCGTGGTGGGTGCCTTGCGCATCATTTACGGCGGTGGCACTCGGCGACAGGCGCTGCTCGAAGCCTCGCTCTGCACTCTGATCACCATTGGCCTGATCCCGCTGCTGGAGTACTTCGGCCTGCCACAGAACTTTGCTACTGCCGCCGGTGTGTTCATTGGCTTCCTGGGTGTGAAGAAGATCGCTGACCTTGCTGATCGCTTCGCCGACTTCAAGCTGCCTCGGAGGGCTGAGTGATGGCTTGCAGTGGATGTGCTGCTCGCCGTGCCCGGGCAATCAAGTGGACGCAGGAGGCAATCGAGAGGGCCAAGAGCCTGATCAGGCCAGCACCATCGAACCAACCTGAGGGCAAGATCGATGGCGGCAAGACCTTGTAGATCCACGCGCTGCCCAAACCTGGTCAAGTCGAAGGCCGAGCAAGGCTTCTGCGACGACCATGCTTCACAGCGCGGCGCCTGGGTCAGAGAGAGAAGGGCAGGCAGCACGACCTCGCGTGGGTACGGTGCGGCATGGCAACGCCTTCGTGCCTCGATCCTCAAGCGTGACCACTACATATGCCAGTGCTCTGTCTGCTCCGGCCTCGGTCGAGTGCGTGAGGCGACCGAGGTCGACCACATCATCGGCAAGGCGAACGGTGGCACCGATGACCCGGGCAATCTTCAGGCCATCAACCACGACTGCCACAAGGAAAAGACCGCCCGAGAGTCGAATCGCCGCGAATGATTCTCAAATCAGGTCGAAAAGGACCAGAATTCATGCGAAATGCACGAAATATGACGAAATTTATCGATTCGGCCTCGTCGATAGGGGGGCGGGTCAGAAGTCTGGGCCTTTTGGCTCGCTGACCGCGCTGAGGTCTCATTCACACGACCGCGAAAAATGAAATTCAGGAGTCTCGCCGATGCCGGGGGTAAAGGGGCGGTCCGGCCGTCGTCCCAAACCCACGGCCAGCAAGGAGTTGGCCGGTAATCCCGGCAAACGAAAACTCAATAAGAACGAGCCGGATTTTGCGCTCGTTACGCAAATTGACCCGCCAGAGTGGCTATGTTCCAACTCGCAAGAAATGTGGTCCAGGGTGGTCCCATCGCTCTTGGCCGAGAAAGTTTTGTGCGTTACCGATCTGCATAACGTCGAAGCGTTTTGCACTGCTTATGCAAACTGGCGGGCGGCTCAGTCAGCGGTCGCCGAGTTCGGCATTGTTGTTCAGTCTGCGATGGGCTCACCCATCAAAAATCCTGCCCTGACCGCCGCGAAGGAGGCCATGGCACAAATGGTCACGTTCGGCTCACTGCTCGGCCTCGATCCTTCAAGCCGATCCCGCCTCACCGGTGGGAAGAAGCCAGCCGGCACCAACGAATTTTCAGCACTTCTCAACGGATAACCATGGCCTACAAGCATCCCAACGTCGAGGCGGCAAACCGCTGGGCGCGGGATGTTGTGCGAGGCCGTAAACCAGCGTGCCGACTTGTGCAGCTAGCCTGTCAGCGGCATTTGGATGACCTGGTCAAAAGCAAGTCGGCCAGCTTTCCTTACAAGTTCGATCCGAAGAAAGCCGAGAAGAAGCTGAAGCTCGCGCAGCTGATGCCACACGTGAAAGGGGAGTGGGCTTTCAAGCGTCAGCTCATCACCCTGGAGCCTTGGCAGAAATTCGGCCTGGCCGCGACGTTCGGTTGGGTGAAAAAGAAGTCAGGCCTGCGTCGGTTCAGGGAAAGCTACTGGGAGGTCCCGCGCAAAAACGGCAAAAGTGTGATTGCTGCTGCCGTGGGCATCGGCATGTTTGTCGCTGACAACGAGTTTGGCGCCGAGATCTACAGCGGCGCGACTACTGAGAAGCAGGCATGGGAGGTGTTCCGCCCAGCCCGTTTGATGGTCAAGCGCTCACCGATGCTCATCGAGGCCGCCGGGATCGAGGTCAACGCCTCGAACATGAGCCGGCCAGAAGACGGCGGGCGGTTTGAAGTCGTGATCGGCAACCCAGGCGACGGCGCTTCGCCGAGCTGTGCGATCGTGGACGAATATCACGAACATGACAGCGCGGCGCTATACGAAACCATGCTCACCGGCATGGGGGCTCGCCGGCAGCCGCTGATGTTCATCATCACCACCGCTGGCAGCAACATCGAAGGCCCGTGCTACGACATGCGCGGTCGTGTGGTGGAAATGCTCGAGGGCACCGTCCCGGACGACGAACTATTCGGATGGATCTGGACGATCGACGAGGGGGACGACTGGACCGATCCCAAGGTCATGGCAAAGGCCAACCCGAACATGGGTGTTTCGGTCTACGAAGACTACTTGATCAGCCAGCAGCAGAAGGCGATCAAGAATGCGAGCTTCCAGAACACCTTCAAAACGAAGCACCTGAACGTCTGGGTATCGGCCCGCGAGGTGTATTTCAACATGGAAGCATGGCGCGACTGCGCCGATCCCGGGCTGGCCATGGAAGATTTCGAAGGCAGCGAATGCCTGATGTGCCTCGACCTGGCGTCGAAGACCGACATCTGCGCCCGCATCAACCTGTTCTATCGCGTGATTGGCGGTGTGCTGCACTACTACAGCGTGGCGCCGCGCTTCTACTTGCCGGATCAGACGATCCAGTACGGCACCGAGAAGTCAGTCGTAGAGCGCTACCAGAAGTGGGTCAACATGGGGCTTTTGACGTCGCACGACGGCGCCGAGGTGAGCTTCAACCAGGTGCGCGACGATCTGCTGGCAGATGCGAAAAACGTATCCCTCACCGAGATTCCGCACGACGAATGGGGCGCGTTTCAGATCGCACAAGACTTCGAAGGGGCAGGGCACACGCCTGTGAAAATCCCCAAAACCACGAAGACCTTCTCGCCGGCGATGAAGGAAATGAACGGGGCGATCCTCAACGGTCGTTTCCATCACGACGGAAACCCGATCCTCACCTGGATGCTGGGCAATGTCACCGCGAAACCTGATGCAAATGAAAACGTCTTCCCTCGAAAGGAAAAGGCGGCGAAGAAAATCGACGGCGCTGTGGCCACGCTCATGGGCGTCAATCGGGCGATGTTGCTGTGCAACGTAGACAGCGCTGATGCCTTCCTCAACAAACCATTGAGCATGTGATGGCAGATACCGACTACAGCATTGACCTGCGCACTCGTAGCCCGTTTTGGGCGCGTATGGCGAGCTTCTTCGTCGGCGGCCGGCTTGTCACTCCAGAAAAAGGATCGCAAACCGGTCCTGTTTCAGCCTCCGGGGTGGTTGGCGAGTCGGTGGTAAACGATGAGCGCTCACTGCAAATCTCAACAGTTTTTGCCTGCGTCCGACTGATCTCCAGCGTGACCGCGTGCCTGCCGCTGGATGTTTTTGAGACCAAGGGTGACGACAGAACAAAAGTCGGGCTGGATAACCCGCTTGCTCGATTGCTTCGTTACAGCCCCAACCAGTTCATGACTGCATTCGATTTTCGCGTGGCCATGACCATGCAGCTTTGCTACTACGGCAATGCCTACGCACTGATCGAACGCAACTCTGCCGGGGACATCATCAGCCTTGTTCCGTTGATGTCGGTCAACATGGACGTACGGCTGGAAGGTAAGCGCATTGTTTATCGATATCGCCGCGACAGCGAGTACGCCGATTTCAAGCAGAGCGACATTTTTCACCTGAAGGGTTTTGGCTTTAATGGCCTGGTCGGTCTCTCGCCTATTGCCTTTGGCGCAAAGACCGCCGGCGTCGCGGTTGCCATGGAAGACCAGCAGCGGGACTTTTATGCCAATGGCGCGAAGTCACCTCAGCTTCTCATGACTGACGGCAAGATTCTCAGCAAGGATCAGCGCGCGCAGCTCGAGGAGAACTTCAAGGAGATCTCCGGTGGACCGGTCAGGAAGCGGCTGTGGATTCTCGAAGGTGGATTCACCACCCAGGCAATCGGTGTGAGTCCGCAAGATGCCGAAACAATGGCCGCTCGAAAATTTCAGGTCAGCGAACTGGCGCGCTTCTTCGGCGTGCCGCCCCACCTGGTGGGGGATGTTGAAAAGTCCACCAGCTGGGGCTCCGGCATCGAGCAGCAGAATCTCGGGTTCCTGCAGTACACCCTCGACCCATACCTTGAAATCTGGGAAACCAGCATTTTGCGCTGGCTCGTTAAGTCGACCGATGTAGGCCGTATTCACGCAGAGCACAACCGTGCGGGCCTGTTGAGCGGTGATTCGACTGCTCGCGCCAATTACATGAAAACTCAGGTCGACACCGGCCTTCTGACCATCAACGAAGGCCGCCGTATTGATAATAGGCCGCCGCTCCCGGGCGGCGATGTCGCCACCCGGCAGTCTCAGAACGTGCCGCTTACCCAACTTGGCCAAACGAACCCCGCACCCAGCGGGGTTTAGTTTTTCTGGAGCTACCTAATGTCCATCATCGAAAAAACCATTGCCTTTGATCAGGCTGAAATCAAGTTCGCCGGCAACGGAGCCCAGGGCATTTTCGAGGGTTACGCCTCGGTGTTTAACGTGACCGACTCTGATGGCGACATCATCTTGCCGGGCTCCTTCAAAAAGGCGCTGACAGGCCAGACCCGACAGGTTGCGATGTTCTTCAATCATCGGCGCAATGAGATTCCCGTCGGTAAGTGGCTGAGTCTGGAGGAGGACAGCAAGGGGCTTATTGCTCGAGGCGAATTGACCCCTGGCTACACGCAGGCCGAGGCGATCAAGGCAGCAATGCAACATGGAACGGTTGAGGGGCTTTCGATTGGCGCGACCGCTTCGCGTGACGGGTTCGACATAACCGCTACCGGCCGCACTTTCAAGAGCTTCGCCGGCCTGAGCGAAATCAGTATCTGCACCTTCCCTGCCAATGAGCATGCCACCGTTACGGCGCTCAAGAGCATGGAGAGCATCGAAACTATTCGCGACGTTGAGCACTGGCTGAGGGATTCGGCCGGTCTTTCGAAGTCTCAAGCCCTGGGCCTTATCGCCCGGATCAAGTCCGCAGTTCGGAGCGATTCCGAAGGTGGCGAAATCACCGCGATTCTCAATCGCCTCAAAACCTTCCCAACTGTAGGAAACTGAAAATGTCCGAATTGGCCCAGATCCAAAAGGCAATCGAAGACGCACAGACGAACATGACTCAGCTGTTCGACGCGCAGAAGAAAGAAATCACCGAGACCGGCGCGATCAGCAAAAAGCTGCAGACCGATCTTCAAGCCGTGCAAGAAGAGCTCACCAAATCGGGCACCCGCCTGTTTGATCTGGAGCAGAAGCTTGCTTCGGGCAACCTGGATAATCCCGAAGCCAAAAAGTCGTTCGCCGAGCAAACCGCGCTCGATCTGAAAAAGTCCTGGGACGGTAAGTCTTCGGGCAAGGTGGACGTCAAGAGCTTCAACAAACAACTCGGCAGCGGTGCGGGTTCGGCTGGCGCTCTGATCGAGCCGCAACGCAACGCCGGTATCCTGATGCCTGGCCTGCGTCGACTGACAATTCGTGATCTGTTGGCACAAGGTCGCATCAGTTCGAATTCGCTGGAATATGTGCGAGAAAACGTGTTCACCAACAGTGCGGCACCGGTGGCGGAAGGCACTTTGAAGCCTGAGTCGAACCTGACCTTCACCAAGGAAACAGCGAACGTTAAAACCATCGCTCACTGGATCCAGGCTTCGCGTCAGGTGATGGACGATGCGCCGATGCTCGAATCGTACGTGAACAACCGTCTGCTGTTTGGCTTGGCGCTGGTCGAGGAAGGTCAATTGCTGAACGGCGACGGCACCGGTGACAACCTGACCGGCTTGAACAAGGTGGCCACCGCTTACGACGCCGCGCTGAACGTCACCGGCGATACTCGCGCTGACAAAATCGCTCACGCGATTTTCCAGACCAGTGAGTCCGAATTTGAAGCCTCCGGCATCATTCTCAACCCGCGCGATTGGCACGCCATCGCGCTGCTAAAGGATGAGAACGGCCGCTACATTTTCGGCGGACCGGCTGCGTTCGCTGCAAAAGTGATGTGGGGCTTGCCGGTGGTCGCGACCAAGGCTCAAGCCCTGGGCACCTTCACCGTGGGTGGCTTCGACCTGGCCTCTCAGGTCTGGGATCGCATGGATGCAACCGTCGAAGTCAGCCGCGAAGACCGCGACAACTTCGTCAAGAACATGCTGACCATCCTCTGCGAAGAGCGCCTGGCCCTGGCTCACTACCGGCCAACCGCGATCATCACCGGTCCATTCGCAACCACCCCGTAACCATGAGGCGGGGCCGGCAACGGCCCCGACGTCACCATGATTAAAATTCGCGCACTGCGGCAGTTCTCGCACTACCACGCCGGCAACTTCGATCAATTCGAGGTCCGGGCGGTGAAGGATGAATATGCCGAAGCTTTGATCGGAATGGGCTTGGCAGAAGAAGTCGAGGCCGATCCAATCCTGGAGCCAGAGCCAGAGCCAGAGCCAGAGCCAGAGCCAGAGCCAGAGCCAGAGCCAGAGCCAGAGCCAGAGCCAGAGCCAGAGCCAGAGCCCATCCAATCCACCGCCAAATCGAAGAAAAAGGAGAGCTGAAATGGTGGCGATAGATGCGCTGGAAGTGGTCCAGATTGAAACGTTGCGCCTTCAGTGCGAGATCGATCATGAGGATCATGACCTGCTGCTTCGCCAGTATTGCCAGGCTGCTTTGGATTACTGTTTGTACACCTGCGATGAGCCATTAATCGACACGCCTGAGAAGGTGCCGACTCGCATGACCCAGGCGGTTCTGATGCTAGTTGCACACTGGTTCGCGAACCGTGAAGCAGTGGTGACCGGCACCATTACAGCTCAGGTCCCACTGTCTGTTGAAAGCTTGCTCTTCACCTGCAGGAACTTCTACGGCGCAGCACTTCCGGAGGCCTAATTATGCGTGCAGGTCTTCTGCGCCATCGAATCATCATTCAGGAGCCAGTGCTGGTTCAGGACCCCGAAACCGGGGAAATGATCAAAGTCTGGCAGGATCGCTGGATCAAGGTTCCTGCCAAATTCGAGTTCGTGAACAGTCGTGAGTTGCTGGCCGCGCAAGCTGTTCAGTCAGAGGTCACGGCAAAAATTACGATCAGGCATCGGGATGGCGTCGTTGCGAACATGCGCGGGGTTCACCGTGGTCGCATCTGGAATTTTACAGCGCCCATGACCGATAACGACTCTGGTTTTGATTACCTGGTGATTCCGGTATCGGCGGGGGTGAGCGATGGCTGACTGGGTGAGCTATAAGCTGACCGGTGCCAATGAGTTGTCGGCGAAGTTCCGTGAGTTGTCCCAGGGCATGCGCACCAAGGTGGCGGTGCCGGCGGCAAAAGATGCGATGGAGTTGGTCATGATCGACGCGAAGGATCGCGCTGACCGCATCGACGACCCGGAAACCAGAAACCAAATCTCCAGCAACATCGCAATGATCGAGCAGAAGAAGCTCGGCGAGGAACTGGGTGCGGCAATCGTATCGGTCGGCGTGAAAAAATCGAGGTCAGGCCAGCGCGGCGGCAACACTTTCTATTGGTGGTATGTCGAGCTTGGCACTGAGCATTCGGCGGCTTTTCCTTTCATGCGCGGCGCACTGGCGAGCAAACGAGAGGAAGTTTTCAAGGAGTTCCTCAGTTCAGCCAAATACCAGTTGATCAAGTTGGGGGCTAACTGATGGTTGCACCAATCTTCAAAGTTTGCGCTGTGGCGCCGGCGGTGACCGCCTTGCTCGGGGCATCACCGGTGCGCCTCTATCCGTTTGGTGAGGCGCCTCAAGGCGTTGCCCGGCCCTATGCCGTCTGGCAGGTCATCAGCGGCTCACCGATCAACTACGTCAGCGGCCGGCCCGATACCGACCGATACGGACTTCAGGTCGATGTGTACGCCGATACCGGCGCCATGGCCGAGGAAGTTGCCGCCGCTATCCGCCGCGCGATCGAACTACAGGCCCATGTCACCGGATTCAATGCCGATGGCCGAGACCCAACCACGAAAAACTATCGCAAGAGTTTCGATGTTGCCTGGCTGGTGAGTCTGTAGCCGGAAACCAGAAAGAACGACCCGCTTCGGCGGGTTTTTTTATGCCCGCCCAACAGTGATTTTCCAAGAAAATCGGGGAGTATCAATTGACCATTAAGACCCAAGGCACGGATCTTTACGCCATCGATCCGGCTGACAACAGCATTATCGTAGTCGGCTGTTTCACCTCGCTCGACGGCATCGACACCTCGATTGCCCAGATCGACACCACCTGCATGAACTCGAAGGCCCGCGAGTACGAGGCCGGTCTGGCTGAGCCAGGTTCCGCATCGTTCGGCCTGAACATCGACCCGCAAAACCCCGCTCACCTGCGCCTTCACCAGTTGAAAACCGCCGGCACCAAATTGCTGTGGGCGGTGGGCTGGTCGGACGGCCGCATCAATGACGAAGGAATTCCGCCTCTGGTTGGTGCTGAAGGCGCTCTGTCTGCGCTGGTGCTGAACTCGGCTGGCTCCGGTTATACGACTGCTCCCACCGTGGCCATCACCGGCGGTGGCGGTACCGGTGCGACCGCCACCGCACAGATCGCCAATGGAAAGGTCACCGGGTTCACCCTCACCAACGAAGGCTCTGGTTACACCAGTGTCCCTACTGTGGCACTAACCGGTGGGACTGGTACCGGCGCATCGGCCCGCGCAGTTGTGGCTGAAGGCGTCGACTTCGATCTGCCGACTACCCGCACCTGGCTCACCTTCGAAGGCTACATGAACAGCTTCCCGTTCACGTTCGGCCTGGGTGACGTCGTCAAATCCACTGTTGGTATTCAGGTGTCCGGCGATCCGGTGCTTGTACCGAAGGTCATCGCCTAAGGGGCAACCATGGACCTGAGTATTGCTTCGTTGAAAGCTGCCGGCGCGTTCGTCGCGCCTCCAGTCAAGAAGGACATCACCTGGCACGCAGAAGGTAAGCCACAACAGGCAACCGTTTACGTGGTTCAGGAGTCGTTCATTTCTCTGACCCAGCGCTGGGATGCGCAGGAGCGAGGCGGAGACCTGGCCGCGCAGCGCATCGCGTCGTGCATTACCGATAAAGATGGTAAGCCGGTGTTCACCGTGGCTGACATCGTCGGCGCCCCGGAAACCGGACATGGCCCATTGAGCGCCGAGTTGAGTGTGGTGCTGCTGGCCGCGATCGGTGAGGTGAACGCGGTACCGGAGAACGCCCTCGAAAAAAAATCGAAGCCGAGGAAGAGTTCTGGCACGAGCTCGTCCTCGCTGGGATCGGCGGACGCACGATCGCAGAAGCAAAAACAAACCTGACGTACATCGAGGCCATGTCCTGGATGGCGTACATCAGGCAGACCGGACCGCTGAACCTTGGCGTCCGGTTGGAGCAGGGGATGGCGATGCTCGCGACAGTGTTCAACAACGTCATGGGCGGCAAGGCAGAGTTCTCCGACTTCCTGCCTGATCGCGGTTTCAAGGCTGAGCCGAAAGAGGCCACGCCTCAAGATTTGCTGGCGCTGCTTCAGCGCGTGAAGGGGTGATTTATGGCGGTTGATTCTCTTGGGCAACTCACGGTTGACTTGGTGGCCAACACGGGCGGGTTTGAAAAGGGAATGGACCGCGCTCAGCGCGCTCTGAAGTCAGCCACCAAGGAAGCGAGCTATCAGGCTGGCCAACTGGATAAGCTGGTCGGTCAGATCGATCCGGTGGTGGGTGCCTACGGCCGTCTCGACAGGATGGAAGAACAGCTGCGAAAGCACCGTGCAGCTGGACGTCTCGATGAGACTGACTTCAAGGAATACATTGCCAAGCTCAACGACCAGCGTGCTGCGCTCAGCAAAAGCAGCAATGATATGGATAAGGGCGCAATGTCGGCGAAAGCCTACGCTGCGGCCTTGCGCGGGGTACCTGCGCAGTTCACTGACATCGCCACCTCGCTTCAAGGCGGTCAGGATCCGTTAACCGTTCTCTTGCAGCAGGGTGGGCAACTGAAGGATTCCTTCGGGGGCATCGGGCCTGCCGCGAAAGCGCTCGGCGGCTACGTGCTTGGATTGGTCAATCCATTCACCTTGGCAGCGGCTGCGGTAGGCACACTGGGATTGGCGTATTACCAGGGTTCGAAAGAGGCTGACGCTTATCGTGTGGCATTGGTCAGTACTGGTAACGCCGCCGGGAGCAGTACGAACCAGCTGGCCGGGATGGCTGAGCGAATTGGTTCTACAGTTGGGACCACTGGCAAGGCTGCAGAGGTGCTCGCTCAATTGGCCGGCGCGGGAGACATCGCGAGTTCAAGCTTCGAGCAGATCGCCAAGGCAGCGATTGACTGGGAGAAGGCAACCGGTACCTCCACCGAGCAGACCATCGCTGAGTTTGCCAAAATCGCCAAAGATCCGGTAAAGACGCTCGGTGACCTTGACGACAAATATCATTTTCTGACGGCTTCGGTTTATGAACAGGTTCGCGCACTGCAGGAAAATGGCGACAAGCAGGGCGCTGCCGCTGTTGCAGAGGACGCCTATGCCAGGGCTCTTGAACAGCGCTCAGCCAAGATAAAGGAAAACCTCGGCACGCTGGAGAGCGCGTGGAATTCTCTCGCCGGATCTGCGAAGAAAGCGTGGGACGAGATCATTGGCATCGGGCGGGAAAGTTCACTTGATGAGCAGATCCAGAACACTCAGAAGCTGCTGGATGATCGCAAGAGCAGTTTCGCGGCGCGCATGTTTCCCGGAACACTTGGTGACGACAGCGATTCCACGCGGTTCCTAAAAACACGGCTTGATCTGTTGATTAAGCAACGTGATGCTTTGGCCGCATCCACCAAGGCCGAAGGCGCTAACGCTGTCGCCCAGACCGAAGGGCGGAAGGCTTTCGAGGAATACCAGAAGTCGCGGGAAGCGAACTTCACCAAAGCCCAGAAGATGAACAAGGCGCTCGAAGACGAGCAGATCAGGATCACCAAGGCTCGTGCCGCTGGCTACAAAATTTCGGCGGGCGATGAAGCGGCGGCTTACCAGGCGATCCGCGATAACCCGATTTACAAGGACGCAGCGCCGAAACAGGTAAAGGCGTACCAGGAGGACGCTGGCACGAAAGCTCTGGACGATGCTCGTCAGCAGTATGCGGTTCTCCAACAGCAAGGCGCGCTAATCGGCGACCAGTCCGCTGCCAGTCAGCAGCTTGGTGCCAATGCGAAAAAGCTGGTCGAGTGGGAGCAACAGCTCGCCGACATCAAAGGCAAGAAGACGCTAACCGCCGATCAAAAGGCCCTACTGGCCAGCCAGGATCTAATCACCGCCCAATTGAAGCGCAACGCGGCGCTGGAAACCCAGAACACCATTTCTGAAAAGGCGCTGGAAACCCGGCGCAAGCTCGCGGCCTTCGACGAGAACCTGCAAAGCCAAATCGCCAACGCGAAACAGGGGCTGGACAATAACCTTGCCGGTATCGGCCTGGGCGATGTCCAGAAACAGCGCCTGCAAGAGCAGCGCAGCATCCAACAGTCGTATCAGTCGCAGCTGGACAAACTGACCTCTGACTACAACAAGAGCAACAAGGATCAGTTCAGCACCGAGCTCTACGACAAGGAGACAGCATCGCTGAAAAGCGCGCTGGACCAACGCCTGGCGATGCAGCGGAAGTATTACGAGGACGTCGATACAGCGCAGTCCGACTGGTCGAGAGGTGCTTCATCGGCATACGAGGACTACCTGCAAAGCGCCAAGGACGTTGCTGGCCAGACCAAAAATCTATTCGGGTCGGCCTTCCGAGGGATGGAAGACTCTCTCACCAGTTTTGTCATGAACGGCAAGGCCTCATTTGGCGACTTCACCAAGTCGGTGTTGGCGGATCTTGCGCGTATCGCGATTCGGCAAGGCGAGAGCCAGATGCTGAGCTCGGTGATCGGGATCGGGTCGTCTTATTTCAGTGGCGGTGCTTCCGGAACTGGGGCGGCGGCCACGGATTACTCAGGGACGGCCTATCAAAGCTGGCTGTCTGCCCAGCATTGGGACGGTGGTTACACCGGCGACGGCGGCAAGTACGAACCGATGGGCGTCGTTCACGGTGGGGAAGTCGTCATTCGCAAGGAAGTGGTTCAGCAGCCGGGCATGCGCCAATACCTGGAGCGCTTGAACAAGCGCGGATATGCCGACGGTGGTTATGTGGGGATGACCAGTGGCTCCGCGCCTGCGGGTTCGGCAATGAGCGGCGTGGAAATCCATCAAACCATCATGGTGCCCGAGTCGGGTGGCGGTGGTTCTAGTCAGGATATGCAGGCAATCGGTCAGGAGTACGCCGCTGTTTCTAAGCGCGGCGCTGAGCAAGCTATTGCGCAGGAGATTCGCCCAGGCGGTTCAATTTGGAGGCTGGTAAATGGCCGTTGAAACCTTCACCTGGTGCCCGAGTGTGTCAGCCACCAGTGCGCCGGAGTACCGCACTCGATCTTCCAAGTTCGGGAATGGATACGAGCAAGTTGTTGGTGATGGTCCGAACAATCGGGTGGATTCGTGGCCGCTGACCTTTGTTGTCAGGGAAGACGTCGCATTGCAGATAAAGGCATTTCTCGACCGGCATGGCGGGTACAAGTCGTTTTTCTGGACACCACCGCTTGGGGAGCTTTCTTTCTTTCGGGCAAGCGCGCCGGCCGTCAATCCGCGTGGTGCCGGGATGTTCACCCTTACCACCACTTTTACCCAGTCATTTCTTCCATAAGGGGCAATCATGCCGCTGATCAGTGATATCCAGGTGCTCGAGCCTGGCAGCGAAGTGCTGCTCTTTGAGTTGGACGGTACGGACTATGGCGCGGATGTTCTGCGCTTTCATGGACATTCGATTCCATATACGGCAGCCGAGTTGATCGCCGCCGGCGCCGGTGCTGACCAACTGCCCGCGAAGGCCATCTACTGGCAAGGTAACGAGTACGGCGCCTGGCCGATGCAGATCGACGGCATCGAGGCGAACGGCGACGGCACGGCGGTTCGGCCCACGTTGTCGGTCGGTAACGTCAACGGGCGCATCACGGCGCTCTGCCTCGCGTTCGAGGATCTACTCGAGTTCAAGCTGACCATGCGTCATACGCTGGGCACCTACCTCGACACGGCGAACTTCCCGGCCGGCAATCCGACGGCAGATCCGACCCAGGAGACGATCGAAGTCTGGTACATCGACCAGAAAACGAACGAGGACGGGGAAAACGTCAGTTGGGAGCTTGCCAGCCCGGGCGACGTCGGCAATGAGTCCATTGGCCGGCAGGCCACGACGCTTTGCCACTGGTGCCTCACCGGCGGCTACCGCGGGCCGAACTGCGGCTACACCGGCCCGTACGTAACCAAGGATGGCGTCGTAACCGACAACCCGGAATTGGACGAGTGCGACGCCACACTGGGCAGGGGCTGCATTCCTCGATTCGGTGAGGGTAACCCGCTGCCCTTCGGCGGCTTCCCGGCCGTCTCGCTGATCGCACGGAGCTGATATGCGTAAACACATTTTGAACGCGATCCAGGCGCACGCGGCGGCCGAGTACCCGAAAGAGTGCTGCGGGCTGCTGCTGGGCATCGGTCGCAAACAGCAGTATTACCCGTGCCGAAACGTTTCGACCGAGCCGAACGAGGAGTTTCGCATTGACCCGGAGGAGTACGCCCAAGCCGAAGACATCGGCGAAGTAATCGGCGTAATTCATTCGCATCCGGACGCCACCAGCCGGCCTTCGCCGCGCGACCTGGCCATGTGTGAAGCGACCGCGCTACCGTGGCACATCCTGAGCTGGCCCGAGGACGATCTGCGAACCATCACACCGTCCGGCGAGGTGCCGCTGCTAAAGCGGCCATTCGTGCACGGCGCCTGGGACTGCTGGCAAGTCTGCGCTGACTGGTACAAGCGCGAATGGGGGCTGGAGTTCGAAGCCTTCAAGCGTGCCGACGGCTGGTGGGAGAACAAGGAAAACACCAGCCTATACGAGGCGAACTACGAGGCCGCAGGCTTCTACCGCGTCGACCAGCCGCAGCGCGGCGACATGATCGTCATGGAAGTAGGGCGGACGGTTTACCCGAATCATGCCGGGATCTTTCTCGGCGCCGATCCGGCGCTGCCCGGCGAGGACGCAGCGACGTTCGGCCCCGGGCCGTTCTTGCTGCACCACCTGTACGGCAGGCCCTCCGAGGTCATCGTTTTCGGCGGACCGTGGGGCGAGCGCACACGTCTGGTGCTGCGCCACAATGACGCACGGTGATATCGTGGACCATTTCCACAGGAGTGACCTGCATGAAACTGATCGTAGGAGCATTGGCTTTGGCGTTGTTGGCGGGGTGTGCGACATCTCCGGTTCCATCGAGCAAAGCCGACCCTGTTCCAAGCTCGCGGCTGTTTGCTTATCAGAAGCCTGTTTCCGGCGACTCTGTTTTGATCGTCACTCGCGATACCGGTTTTGTCGGGGGCGGCTGCAATACTGCGGTGAATATCGACGGGCAAAAAGCGGCCGAGATCGGCGCTGGCGAAACGGCAAAGTTTTTCGTTCCAGCCGGTGAACACATAGTTGGTGCTTCGTCTTGTGGCAGCGGCTTGAAAGAGCGAGAAGCAAATGTGAAGGCTGGCAGCACTAAAAAATTCAGGATATCCATTGACTCCTCAATGAGCATGGATTTATCACCAACCATGCAATAGAAAGAAGCCGCCTCCGGGCGGTTTTTTTACGACCGGAGAAAAGATGTGGGTACGACGCTCAACAGTAACCAAGCCATGACAACCATTCTTCTTTCGGGGCCGCTTATAAAGCTGTTTGGTCGAGTCCATCACCGCGAGCTTGGAAGCAAGTCTGTGGGTGAAGCATTCAAGGCGCTGAAGTGCACTTTAGAGGGGTTCGAGACTGCAATCAGGGATCTTGAGCGCAAAGGGATGCGTTTTGCGATTTTCAGGAATAGGAAAAACGTACCTGAAAAGGATTTTTCCCTTGGCGGCACTCAAGAGATTCGAATTGTCCCGGTTATTTCTGGGAGTAAGCGTGCAGGCCTACTGCAGACTGTAATTGGAGCTGTGCTTGTTGTCGCTGGCACGTATTTCGGTCAGACCTGGGCGGTACAAATGGGTGTTGCCCTCGTCGCAGGCGGCGTTGTGCAGATGCTCAGTCCACAGGCAAAGGGGCTTTCTCAAAGCGCATCCCCTGAAAACGCCCCGTCCTACGCATTCGGTAGCGCCAAGAACACCACGGCCAGCGGCAACCCGGTACCGATCTGCATTGGCGAACGCCGGTGGGGCGGGATGATCATTTCGGCATCGATCCTGGCTGAAGACAAAGTGTAATCAGGACAGCAACACGCAGACCGCCGAGACGGCGGTTTTTTTATGCCTGGAGGAAAGCATGGGCGCAGCAGCACAGATCGAGATCTATGGCGAGAAGGGCGGCAGCAGCAACCCGAAGTCGCCCGTTGAGGCCAGCGACAGCCTGCGCTCGACCAACTTGGCAAAGCTGCTGATTGCCGTGGGCGAGGGTGAGTTCGATGGTATCCCGACCGACTACGACATCTACCTGGACAACACCCCGATCCGTGACGCCAGCGGCAACTACAACTTCCCGAACGTGAAGTGGGACTGGCGGCCAGGTTCAGTGGATCAGACCTATATCCCGGGCATTCCGGCGGTGGAGAATGAAACCTCGCTGAACATCGAACTGCGCAGCGATGCACCGTGGGTTCGCTCGATCACCAATACTCAGCTCTCTGCTGTACGCATGCGTCTGGCTTGGCCAGCTCTGCAAAGTGCGGACGACCAGGGCAATGTCGGCGGCTACCGCGTCGAGTACGCCATCGAAGTGGCCACCGATGGTGGCACCTATCAGCAGGTGCTGGTGGACGCTGTCGACGGCAAGACTACCACGCGCTACGAGCGCTCGCGCCGGATCGACCTACCCACGGCAACCACCGGCTGGCAGATCCGCATCCGCCGTCTCACTCCCAACCAGAACAGCAACAGAATCGCCGACACCATGCTGGTGGCCGGCTATACCGAGGTGATCGACGCCAAGCTGTGTTACCCGAACACCGCGCTGCTGTACATCGAGTTCGATGCTGAGCAGTTCACCAACATTCCGGCGGCGACCGTGCGGTGCAAGGCGCGCCGCTGGATGGTACCGAGCAATTACGATCCGGTCGCCCGCACCTACACCGGTACCTGGGACGGCAGCATGAAGTCGGCCTGGACGAACAACCCGGCCTGGATCACATACGGGGTGTGCACCGAAGACCGTTTCGGCCTGGGCAAGCGCATCAAGCCGTTCATGGTGGACAAGTGGGAGTTGTATCGGATTTCGCAGTACTGCGACCAGTTGGTGCCGAACGGCCTCGACGGTGTCGAGCCGCGCTTCCTCTGTGATATGAACCTGCAAGGCAAGGCCGACGCCTGGTCGCTGTTGCGCGACATCGCCGGCATTTACCGGGGCATGACTTACTGGGCGCAGGGCCAGCTGGTGATGCAGGCCGACATGCCGCGCGCGCAGGATTTCGACTACGTCTTCACTCGCGCCAATGTCATCGACGGCAAGTTTTCCTACGGCAGCGCCTCAGCGAAGACCCGGTACACCCGGGCCCTGGTCAGCTACGACAACCCGGCAAACAACTATGACACCGACGTCATTCCATTCGCCGATCTGGATCTGCAACGCCGCTACGGCGACCGCCCAACCGAACTAAGCGCTATTGGCTGCACCCGTGCGTCTGAAGCCCAGCGCCGCGGCAAGTGGGCGATCTTGAGCAACAACCAAGATCGCACCGTGTCGTTCAAGACCGGCATGGAGGGCGTGATCCCGTTGCCGGGGCACATCATCCCGGTGGCCGACTCGTTGCTGGCTGGGCGCGAGGTGGGCGGTCGAATCTCGGCGGCTGCCGGTCGGGTCGTGACCCTGGACCGTGACATCCAAGCCAAGGTGGGTGATCGTCTGATCATCAACCTGCCTGGTGGTCGCGCCGAAGGACGTACGGTGCAAAGTGTGAGCGGCCGTGCCGTGACCGTGACCGTCGCCTACAGCGAGCCGCCGATCGCGCAGCTGCAATGGGCGCTGGATGCTGATGATCTGGCGATCCCGCTTTACCGCGTGCTGCGCACCAAGCGCACTACCGAGGGCGATTTCGAAATCAGCGCGTTGCAATATGAGCCGAGCAAATTCGCCTTCATCGACACCGGCGCCCGCCTTGAAGAGCGGCCAATCAGCGTCATTCCAATCACCGTGGTACCGGCGCCGGCGAGCGTGACAGTCACGTCGAACTCGGTGGTGTCCCAGGGCATTGCCGTCGCCACCATGACCATCACCTGGCCCGCCGTAAATGGCGCCGTCGGGTATGACGTGGAATGGCGCAAGGACAGCGGCAACTGGATCAAGCTGCAGCGCACCGGGACGACCAGCGTGGACGTGGTCGGCATCTATGCGGGCGCTTATGTGGCCCGCGTGCGTGCGGTGAGTTCTTTCGACATCTCGTCGATCTGGCGCAGTTCGAACCTGACCAACCTCAAGGGGAAAGAAGGCTTGCCGCCGGCAGTATCATTCCTGACGGCTACGCCATTGCTCTTCGGTATCGGCCTCAATTGGGGTTTTCCCGCCGGCGCCGAAGACACTCAGCGGACGGAAATCTGGTACGGACCCTCGATCAGCCTTGAGGCGGCGACCAAGCTGGCAGACCTTGCGTACCCGCAAAGCGACTACTCGATGCAGAGTTTGCAGGCAGGCGCGCAGTTCTTCTTCTGGGCACGGCTGATAGATCGTACCGGTAACGTTGGTCCGTGGTACCCAACCGGCATTGGTGTGATGGGGCAGGCCAGTGCAGATGCGGGACCGATCCTCGACCAGATCGCTGGCCAGATCGGCGAGAGCGAACTTGGGCAGGATCTGCTTGACCGCATTGAGCTGATCGACGGGCCGCCGACGCTGCCGGGCTCGGTGAACAGTCGTCTGAAGGAACTCGACGAACAAGTCGGCGCAGTCACTGAGCAATTACAGGAGCAGATCGACGCCATTGGCGATATCGTCGATGCGCTGGAGTATGACGACACCAAGACGTATGCCGCTGGCGATAGCGTGCGCGTGGGGCAGCGTCTGTATCAGGCAATCAGCGCAGTGCCGGTCAACATGTCACCTCCGAATGCCACTTACTGGTTGGACGTGGGCCAGATCGTCAAGGACTCGAATGGCCTGGCCGCCCGCGTCAGCACCGCTGAGACAAAAATTACCAACATCGAGGGGGTGAATACCGCTCAAAGCACGTCGATCACGGGTCTGCAGACGAGCCTCACCACAACCAATGGCAACGTCACTGCCGCGCAGAATGCGGCCAATGCCGCCAATACGCTGGCCGGCGGCAAAGGCAAGGTGCTGGTGCAGACCGCAACGCCGGCGGCGGCCGATCAACTGGCGCAAAACCTGTGGATCGACATCACTGGCGGCGCCAATACGCCAAAGCGTTGGACCGGTTCAGCATGGGCGGCCGTCACCGATAAGGTGGCGACCGATGCCGCAGCAGCGGCGGCTAATGCCTTATCCGTGGCCAACACCAAAGCGGATGCCTCGGCAGTGAACAGTCTCACCACGCGGGTGACTGCGGCAGAAGGCACCATTTCTAGCCAAGGCACGGCCATTACTGGGCTCAACAACAGCCTGACCACCACCAACACCAACGTAACAGCAGCGCAAAACGCCGCGAACGCGGCGAACACTCTGGCCGGCGGCAAGGGCAAAGTGATTGTGCAGGCCGCGGCGCCGGCGGCGGCCGATCAGCTGGCGCAGAACCTGTGGATCGACATCACGGGCAGTGCGAACACGCCAAAACGCTGGACGGGATCCGCCTGGGCGGTGGTGACCGATAAGGTGGCGACCGATGCCGCCACGGCGGCTGCCAGCGCGCTGACTCAGGTGGCGACCAAAGCGGAAGCGGCAACGGTCCAGGCACTGAGCAACACCGTAACGCAGCAGGGCGACACCATTACGGCGCAGGGATCAGCGCTGACGGACATCCAGGCCAGCATCGGTGGACTGGGGGCGGCCGGTACCAACCTGCTGGTGGACAAATACAGTTGGCTCACGTCGACAAGCTTACCGGCAACAGTTAGCGGGTCGAGTCTGGCGCGTATCGGTGTGGCTGTGGCCGAGGCCTCTTCGGGTTTCGGTATCAAACTGACCACGGCCAGCACGTCCTCCAGTCAGTTTTTGATGCTGTCGCCGACCAACAATCTCGTCGGCTGGAACATCGATCTGGAGCCAGGCTCATACCTGGTCTCGATGTACGTTCAGGCTTCGGCGGTCGGCGCCATGCGTATCTCGTTGTACAACGGCAGCCATCGCTATTCAGCGAACGCCACCTACGGGACGACGCGGCAGCGCATGGTGTTCGTGTGCACGGCCGCCGCCTTCGCGCGCGCCGCGATCACGATCTATCCGAACATGTCTGCCCTGGCAGCCGGTACGGAAATCACGATCGACAGCGTGATGATCGAAAAAATGGCAGGCGCGAATACCAGTTCGACACCTTCGCCATTCGTTGCGGGCAACTCGGCCGCGTCTGTTTCCGGTCAGGCGGCGGCGACTTCGGCGCTGGATGCCCGGGTGAGTCAGACCGAAACGGGGCTGACCAGCCAAGGCAGTCAGCTCACCTCATTGACCAATACCGTGGCGGGCAAGGCGGACAACAGCGCGTTGCAATCGCTGGCGTCCACCGTCACGCAGCAGGGCGACACCCTGACCAGCCAAGGAACGGCAGTCACTCAGTTGCAAAGTACGGTGGGAGCGATTGGCGGCAGTGGGGTCAACCTGCTACCGGGTGAGTACACGTCGTTCTCGTCCAGTCCGCCGGTTATGCAAAAAGCGGCCACCACTGTCGTGACGACCGAAGCCGATGCCACGGCCTACACCGGGTATCTGTTGAAAGTGTCGACCGCGACGGCGACGAGCGCTTATGTGTACTTGGCCAGCTCGGCAACGGACTACAACCTGAAGCTCAAGCCGGGCAAGAAATACATTTTCTCGCTTAAGGCAAAAGGCGGCGCGGCACATACCGTCGGCGTTCGAATTCGTTATCTGAATGCCGCCGGGGCCGCCGTGGAAACCAGCGTCGGAACTATCGCCATCGGGACGGACCTTGCCAGTTACAGCGCAGTGGTCACCGCCCCGGCGGCGCTGGTTGAGCGTGCGCAAGTGCTTCTGTTTACGCAGAACACGTCGGCGATTGGCGATACCTGGTTGGATACGGTGATGCTGGAAGCTCAAGTGGGTACGGCTACAACGCCCAGCGAGTTTGTACCTGGCCCATCGGTTCGCCAAGCCTACGGCCAAGCCACTGCGATCAGCTCGCTGGATACCCGCGTCACTGACACGGAAGGCCAGATAACTGCCCAAGCGACCAAGCTTGACGGTATTTACGCCCAGGTGAATCCGGCGCTTGCGGGTGACAGCAACGGCTATGCCGGTTCGACTACCAGTTTTGTCGGGGTCTGGTCCGAGCAATCGGCGCGGATTGAGGACGGGATTGCTGTCGGTAAGCGAGTCGATACCGTGCAAGCGGTGATGGATGACAACAGTGCGACTGTTCAACAGGTCAGCCAGGCAATGGTCGACCTGAGCGGCAAGGCTTCTGCGATGTGGTCGGTGAAGTTGCAGGTCAATGCCCAGGGCCAGTATGTAGCCGCGGGCATTGGGCTAGGCATCGAGAATGGCCCGGCGGGCCTGCAAAGCACCTTCCTGGTGAGTGCCGACACTTTCGCTGTCGTCAACGGGATCAACGGCACGCTGTCGTCGCCGTTCGCGGTTACTGGTGGCCAGGTGTTCATCCGATCGGCATTTATTCAGGACGGTTCAATCACCATGCTCAAGATCGGCGATGCATTGCAGTCTGACAACTACGTCGCAGGTTCCACGGGCTGGCGCCTTACCAAAGCGGGGGTGTTTGAAATCAATGGCAATGTGCCGGGGGCAGGGCGCATGACCATGACCAATAGCGCGCTGAAGGTCTTTGACGCCAATGGCGTGAAGCGTGTGCAGCTGGGAGATCTAAGCGCATGAGTTTTGGAATGCGGGTATGGGGCGCCGACGGGGTGCTCCAGCTGGATGAGAACTCCTTCACCATGCGGGTCGTGCTGTCGACCTTGGTCACCTTTGCCAATAACAGCAAAACCAATCAGGACTTTTCCGTGCCCGGCTGTGATGCCTCGAATTCGGTGGCGGTCGTCATCCCGACGGGTCCGTACAACGAGTCGTTGTCCTTCCAGTTTGAAACCGAAATGCTGTCGGGGGTGGCGCGTGTGTACAACTACACGCGTACCTACGCGGCCAGCCTTTCCACCAGTGGGACCATGCGTTTGCTGGTCATAAGGTTTGCCTGATGAGTTATGGGCTGAGCTTCATCAACAACAGCAATCAGGTCGTTATTGATTCCGAGTTTGCTCGATTGAATGTGATCTGTAGTGGCCGGTATGCGCCAACACAAGAGTCAGGTTTGGGCTCAACGACGTACTTCCCCAGGGTGATCACCAGTGTCGAACCGCCACTGGTGTTCTGTCGTCCAGACACAGGCGGCATTGGCGGATTGACTGCCATGCAGGTAATTGGCTCTGCGGGGAACTGGACCGGGTTCTATGTGCGGGCTTACGACGTGAACACCAACCAGCCGAATGGTCGCTACTTCGCCGCCACGTTTGGCGCGCAGCCGGTGGCTCAGTTTGGACTTCGTTTGTGGGATGGGGCAGCAAAGCTGCTATTTGATTCGGGTACGCCGTCGGCGTTGTTCACCCGCTCGTTTCAAAACTGGAACTACGTTCGTTATGAAACAACGACCACGGGAAGTACGCGCATTTTTTACAGCGTTCCTTTCAACTTTCCGGAGAACGAGTACCTGCTGATCAACACCTTTGGCATGAACATGCTGACGGCGTCGGCTGCTGGACGTTTGGTCAAAACACTGTGGGACTTCAATGCAGGTGTGTTGTACGCCGTGACAGATGGCTTTAGTAACCCGTTCGCATTTTTCATGCCGGCAGTGTTTGCCAAGATGAATTCCTAAATAACCCATGAACACAAAACCCGCCGTGTGCGGGTTTTTTATTGAACCAATCAAGGAGGCTGATATGTCTCAGCAAGCCATTTTATTAGGGACGGCTCCCACCGGTGCAGGAGGGGATACGCCCCGCAGCGCCTTTACCAAAAGCCAATCTAACTTTGATGAACTGTATACAGCGCTGGGGGGCTCTGGATCGCCGCTCGCCCTACCCGCTGCGTTGCCGGTAGCAAAGGGCGGCACTGGAGGTGCCACTCCGGCTGCGGCCCGTGCCGGGCTTGGGCTGGGCAGTGCGGCCACAGCTACCGTCGGGGTCGCCGTGGGCAATGTGATGCAGGTAGGGGCTTTCGGCCTCGGCTCACAGTTCAACCCAGGCCTCACACGACTATCGGATGCTTCTGGGGTCGAGATCTACGCGACTGGCTTTTACCGGTACGACACGGCAACGATTAGTAAGCCTACATTCGGGTCGGGATACGGCACACTCATCGAGTTGTCCGCCTTGAACAGCGGTGGTGCGAATTATGGTGGGCAAATAGCGGTGGACTACGCGACTTCGGAAATGGGATTCAGGTGCCTCGCAGGTGCGTCTGGCTTCTCCGCATGGCGGAAAATTTACCACGATGGCAACACCACCCGTGCCGCTGACGGCACCTTGAAGGCGATCTAAATGACAACTCGCGCAGCAGTAAACATTCTTGGCGCTACTGGCGCTGTCATCGACATCACGTCTCTGGGTGTTGACACCATCACCACTGAACACCCGGGCCTTGGGCAGTATCTGGTCCACGGTACGCTTGGCATGGCGCCGGCACCGGAGGGGTGGGGCTACGTGCTGAATCAGGCTGATGCCGCCTGTTCGGTCGCGATCAGCTACAACGAAGCGGTGCTGGCCGTCAGCGTGGAAAAGGACGGTGTGCCTGTCGACCTAGTGCACAGCATTACCCTGCATGTGGCGGTCGAGGCCTTACCGCCACAAGAGATGCCCGTGTCGCCGCCCCCTGCAATAAATCCTCTTGAGGTGGCTCAATCAGAGATCGCCCGGCTGCGTGCCACTGCAGACTTCGCGCTCGCGCCACTTCAGGACGCCGTTGATATCGATGAAGCCACGGAGTCCGAAGTGGCCTTGCTGAAAGCTTGGAAAAAATATCGAGTCGCACTCAATCGCCTGCCTGAGCAAGCCGGGTATCCAAACACAATTGACTGGCCAGCCGCGCCAGCTTGATCTAAGCCGAACACCGACACCCGCCATTGAGCGGGTTTATTTTTGCCTGGAGAAAAGTGATGACTGCAACTGAGAAAGACCGCGACATCCTCGCTCGCACGCTGTGGGGCGAGGCCCGCGGTGAATCGTTGGTCGGCCAAATTGCTGTGGCCTGGACCATTCGCAACCGCGTGAACGACGGCAATGCCAAGTCGTGGTGGGGCGAAGGATACTCTGGCGTGTGCCAGAAACCGTACCAGTTCAGCTGCTGGAACAGGAACGATCCGAACTACCCCTACCTGAGTGGTGCCAAGCAGATCCCGTTCCGAGAACTGGCCCAGGCGCAGATTGCTGCTGACCAGGTAATCGCGGGCAAGGTGCCGGATCCTACTTGCGGTGCTACTCATTACTACGCCACCAGCATCAAGGCGCCGGCCTGGGCGGCGAAGGCGAAGCAGACCCTGAAACTCGGTGGCCACGTCTTCTTCAAGGATGTTCCATGAGTCCGGGCACTTTGAAGCTGGCACTGGCTGGAACGCTGGCGTTGCTGCTGACCACCGCCGGCGGAATTTGGAAAGTGCAGGACTGGCGCTACGGTAAGCAGCTGGCCGAGCAGTCCGGCACGCATCAGGCAGACCTAACCGCTATCAGTAATGCGGCTGCCGCCCAAGTCCGTGCCGATCAGGACAAGCGGCTGGCGCTTGAGCAGCGCTTGTCGGCAAGTGACCAAACCCATCATGAGGCATTGATCAATGTTCAAAAAGACCAGGCTCGCTTACGCGATCGCCTTGCCACTTCTGATTTGCGGCTGTCAGTCCTTCTCGATGCGGCAGATTCAGCCAGTGGCTGCGCAGTGCCAGCCGGTACCGGCGCCGGCGGCGTGGTTCATGGAGGAGCGCGCGCCAGACTTGACCCAGCGCATGCTCAACGAATTATCGGAATCACCGACACCGGCGACCAAGGATTGATCGCGCTGGCCGCGTGCCAGGCATATGTCAGGGAAGTGGGTCGTTGAATCACCGGCGCTTGGCTGCTTCCAAATCCCTACGCAGCTTTTCGTTTTGATCACGGACCAACGACAGGCTCTGAATTTCTGCCAGCTGTTCTGTGGTTTCCGCTTCTAGGTTAGCCATCCAGGTGCGAGCCTTCTTCAGCTCTGCCGATAGTTGGTCATTCATGTTCACAAGGTCGGAGATGTTTGCCCGGGCTATCTGCAGCTCCCGCTTCAATGCCTGGATGTCTTCCTCGAGCATGCTCGCATAGTGCTTGACGGTTTCGAGTCTGGACGGAGTACCGAGCCAGTCACTGGTATCTTCGATTTCGTGCGGGTCCATGTTCAAGCCTTGCGAATACTGTTTTTATATACAGTAATCGAGGTGCGAAATTTCTGCGAGGGTGAGGCGACGGGAAGTGGTTTACGAGTGGCAGAACGCCGGAGAGGTCTGGGCCAATTCTTGGGCCAATTTTGCTAGGAGTGTCGGTGTAATGCGTGGAATCGTTGAGGTTTGTCCCTTGAATGCAAGGCCGATCCCCCTCGGAACCCTTGTGATTATTAAAATTTTTGCTTTCATGATGAGTGAAGGTCAGTGGTGAATTCTGTTCCAAGTGTGAAATCACTCGGAGAAAAAGCATGTTTGTTAAGGGGGGAGGGTCTAGCGGCTCAAGGATGCAAAATGCCATACTTGAAAACTGATGATTTGTCACCATAAGGTGATAGATAAAAAATTTTTGCCAAACTAATCCTGTTCGTTATTGAAATTGGTTTGTGCGAATAGGATGTTCAACGGAGTCGCGGATTTGAAAAATACAAAGCTGAAGTACCAAGTTTCTCTGTTTGGTGATTATTCCGGAATAAAGCCTACGGAGGAAACTCTAAAAAAATGCCTTGAAAAGTTCTTTTTCTTGGGTTTTATTCCTGGTAGTTCAGTTCAAGAAATGGATCAGCAAACCGGTAGGATGGAGCCACGTTTGACGCTGCAGTCAATGCGTAACGGTATATCGGTAAATTTTCTTAATGGTAGAATAGATGTATTGGCAATTCCATTGCCTGGCTCCCCTGCTGCGGCTCTAGATTTTACTTCCTTTATAGAGTCTGCGACCGCAATGGTGAAGTGCTCCATTGAAACGTTGGGAATTAGCTTTGGTAGGCTTGGGATTGTGTCGGAAACCTTCGTTGGAGAGTTCTCTAAAGAAAGCTTGGCGTCGATTAGAGATAAGTTCGTTGTGAGAGAGTCTGTAGTTTTTCCTGAGTTGGAAATGACCGAGTGGCAATCCCGAACAGTATTAAATCAGGCAGTTGGTGAGCCGTTGAATCATGCTGTTAACACTACATATAGTGTAGCGCAAGCACATGTACAGATAGGTGATCCGAATGGCGTTAAGGAGTTCGACACCATTCATCTTACGGTTGATATCAACACGCCGGGTGATCGAGTTGTGCAAGGAAATCTAGATTTTTTCACGCATTTTGTCGATTATGCTTTGCGTCAGGAGAAAGAAGTTCAGATCAAAATCGGAGCTATGCTAAATGAAATTAAATAGCACAGTCTCTTATGGGTGGGAAGAGGCAAATAACAGTACTTCATACGATAACTTAGTAGCATATTCCTTTGAGGAAAGTAATGTCGCGTCAACGTTGGTTGCCGAAACGCAAAAAATAGTTGATTTATCAAAATCTCCCATGAAGTTGCGCGTGCCAAAATCTAAGACAAATTTAGGTGGCATCGAAGTCAGAAATAATGATAGACAAAACGCGCGTGCAGCAGAATTTAGACGGGGTCTCGAGCGCTGCTTGGATACCGATGTTGTAGAGGCTGGAATTAATTCCTCAGCTGATTACTTTGTATCATCGTGGCTCAAAATTGATCCTGTGATGGTTCAGATGGAGTTTGCTAGGATTGCCGCTGATAGCCAAGACAACTCGAAAAGATTAGTTGGGTTGCTTAACATTATTACTCATGCTGATCGAGAAGTATTTAGGCCTATCAATGAGCTTTTTGCTTTGAGTTGCTTGTCTCTGTCTTGGGTTGATGTGAAAGAATATGCTATTGGTGTTTACGAGTATTGGGAAGACGCCGAACTTATCGTGAAGCAGTTGAAGAATAGGGAACTAACTCCTGCTTGGCTTGAGGAGTATAGGAAGAAGCTGGTCGCAGAGTACGATAAGGAGTAAGTGGATGTCTTACCTTGTCAGAAAGATTGAGAGAAATAAGTGGTTGGTTGGGGACGATACTATCCATGCTAATTCTGATATTCTCTCAAAATGTCTAAATACGGATAATAACGAATTGTCTGTGTGGCGGATACCCTCCAAGGAAAACTTAGACGACGGACTCTTAGCTATGGTGTCCGGGCAGGACCATATTCAAAAATTACATGTTGTGGTGCTTGATGAGGCTGATTTAATAGAGCGCGAAATTGTAATTGAGGAGACGCCTGGAAAAGCTGCTTCTGAGGAATTTTCTAAGAGTCATAGAGATTTGTCTAAATTAACGGCGAAAAGCCTGCTGGCTATTTCTGACTTGATTGTTGAAGAAATTAAGAATGAGGTAAATATCCATCTGATTACTGCTGGGGAATTGAAGCAGAAGTTGAAAGTTGCAGTTGAAGCAGGGCGAGTAGATGTCGAGAAGCTCGCCTTTGATGTTAGGAAAAAGGTGGATCCAGAGTTTGCAGCTTCTCAGCAATAAGGCTTTCGGGCTCGGCGCACGAAAGCCATGGTCGTCGAGCGCCCATATAGAACTGGTGTATACAGTAATCGCACCGTTAAATATGGGTGGGGGGCAGCGACAAACGGTCGGCATGAGTCCCAAAAAGTCACTCCGGCGTCATCATCACCGCAAGCGTCATCTTGATAAACTCCTCATTGCGGTCGATGGCGACCAGGGCGCCGCGCACACTGTCGGCGACGTCTGCTGCACCACGCTGCTCGACCCAGTTCGAGAGCTCCATGATGGCGGCTTCCAGGGCGAGCTGGTTTTCGTTGATTTTGTACAGCAGGGAAGGGAGCAGGTCTGAGTTCGGCATCGCGAATCCTCCGTGGACGAAGAAAGCGTAGCAGCGAGAAATCTCGTGTGGAAGGAGTGGTGTTAGGTCGGCAGAACGCCGGAGGAGGGGGTAAAATCAGTTCCCAAACTCAAAGGCGAGCCCGCATTCTACGTGGTCTGTAGAGCATCTTTTTTGCCCTAGTTTCGGAACTAAAAAAGGCTAGAGGCCGCAGCCTGTATGCATTTCCGTATCGGATTGCAAATCCGCCTACGCCGGTTCGATTCCGACCTCGGCCTCCACTATTAAAAGCCCCGCAGATTAACGTCTGCGGGGTTTTTTATTGCCTTAGAAATTCATTTGTCCGCAAAACCTTGAAGACTCAGGTCCAGTGGATTCTTGTCGGCGCCAGCCGTTCAACCTGGCGGTCCCCCCACAAACCGGATCGTTGCCAAATGGCACCGGACGTCATCCAACGATGCCCCGCTGCGCGCGGGTTGATCCAGATCAAACGCCCTACGGCGATCAGCGCCATGCTTTTGATAAACATGGGCGCGAGATCCGGTCATGGCTTACGACAAACTCATCAGCGGGGTTCACGCGGTCGGGCACTGGGGCCGGGGTACCGTGCTCAGGCTGCTGCGCTGGCCAGGCACAAGGTCCTGGAAACGCGAGGCCACCATCCTGATGTCGATTTTGCTGACGCTGACGGTGGGATATCTCACGGCGTTTCGCTATGCCTCCTATACGGTGCAGGACTTGGTGGGGACATGCACTGCGCGTTTGGAGATTGAGCTTGAAGGATCCG